TCATATCTCATTCTTGCAATATCTTCTACCAGTTCATCTCTAATAATTGAGTTTTTCACACCTTCTAGGATTCCTTTTCTATTCTCCCAGATTGCTTTTAGTGCTGCTTTCATGTTTGGTTTCTTTTAAAGATTTTTTTCTTTGTTCTTCAGTAAAAATTTTTTTCTCAAGTTCAATTAAAAGATCTAAAGTTTCTCCTAATCTAATCTTTTTGGCATAAGCTCCAAAAGTAGAAGTATCATGTTTATCTAAACTATTTGATATTCTATTAATAGATCTTCTTACCCAACTTGGTTTTGCTACAAAATGTCCTAAACCTTCAATGTTGATTCTTGGATAAATTAAATGTGATAAGCAAAACCTAATGTTTTTATAATAAAATTCAACAAAGTCTTCAACCAAAGACTCTTCAATATTTAAATCCTCAGCTACTTGTTTATAATATTTAGTTGCTTTCTTCGGATTCATTACCTAAGAATTTATAGTCTAATAATACAGTTCCTTGTGTCTGCAGTTTAATTATTGGATTAATCATGATTAACTTTTTATTATTAACATCTTTTATGACTAAACCATTTTTCTCAGCTTTATTAATACAGTTTCTTACAGTCTGTGGAGATTTAAATATCCAGTCATCTTCTGCAGAAGCATCATAACAAAAACTAGTTAGCTCAATCGGTTGATTAAAGCTAAGCAAGGTTAAACAGTTAAGATCAGACTCACTCATTGTTATACGGTTAATATAACAATGAGTTAGAATCTGAAATTTAACTACATCCCATTTGGACATTTTAACACGTTTCTGTACTTGATTAACAAGTGCCATAACTTATGATTTTTTCAACTTCCTTCCTTTTGGTTCTGAAGTTTGATTTTCTTGCTCATGTTCTTCTTCCATATCAGGTCTTTGACTCATCATCATAGCAAACTGATACTGATAATTAGCTCTTTTAAATCTAGCCTCTTCAATTTCTGTAAGTAGTTTTTCATACTTTGCTTGTGATTCTAGATAAGGAACTGACTCATCATAAAAGTTTTTCATTTCTTCTTTTCTTTGAGCTAGTTCTTCAGCAGATAACTGCTCTTCTACATGTTGGTTTTCCATTTTTATATATTTTAAGTTTAGACAAATATACAATAATTGTTTAAACAAAATATATTTAAAAGAAAAATCCAGGCACAGAAAGTACCTGGATCTCTATATGTTAGTTAAAATTAATTCCAGCAGCCTGCGCCACCACATTTAGATTTCTTAAATGTTGGGGTATGACTTGGATTTTTCATACTATTAACTGTATTTCTAACAGCTCTTTTAACTTTTCGCCATCCTCTTTTAAGATCATCACCTAAATCAGCTGATTGAGTTGTACCTCCCATCTCATAACTTTTCATAGAACGGATCATTTGATTTTTACCAGCTGATCCACCTTTTGCATACATTGACTTACAATGTGCTAGTGCATCTGTTGTTCCTTTAAGTCCTTTTGAATTTTTCATTTTATCTATTTTTAATAGTAAGATTTAAGATTGTTAAAAGGTAAAAGTCTCTAGACACATCTATCTCAATAGATAAGATGTCAATGAATGAGAACCTTACTTTAATAGCTAACTTATCCCATTGTTTGGTATAAGTATTCCAACCATTTCTGAACTTCATACGTACTTATTTATATGGAACATACGTAGTTTTTCCACCAGCTGCTCTTTTAGCTTTTAGGATTTGCTTACGTTGCTTACCAGCTGAATCATAAGATACATGTACCCAATCAGGATTAGTATCTGTACCAAATTCCCAGATAAGTTGATCAAAGTTTAGATTGTCTTTAATGTAGTTAAAGATTTCAGCATTAGTTACTGTTGTACCATCCATGTCAATATCAATAGCTTCACCTTGACAATGCTGTGAAGATAATGAGCCACCAATAGCTGTATTTAACTCTTTGCTGCGGTATCCTGAACTAATACGGATAGGAACACCAAAATGGTCACGGATTGGTTGAAATACTTTCTCAGCCAATAATTTAAAGTTCTCAATGTGCTCAGGTGTAGGCATATTAGAGATACCTCTTCTTTTTGCAGTTTCACTTCTTGTTACTTCTGACAATGCTAGATTTTTACTTAGTTGCATTTTTATTTATTTTATATGGTTAATCTATTACTTCTTCTGAAGTCTCTTCTTCTTTTTTAACTTTTTCCTTAAGCTTAAGTATTCTTCCTGCAGTTGTAATACCAAATGCACCTAAGGTAAGTAACATGAATCCATCAAAGATAAATTCTTTAATGATAAGTTCATTACCAATGATGCCGGTAATTACATCTACAAATAGAACAAATACCATTGCAAAGAATGATATAACTCCTACAAATGCTTGCTCATTGATTTGATTATCATCTGAGATTAGTTCTCTAAAAAACTTTTTCATAGTTTAAAAATATTTAGTTTAGGTCTTTTTGGTTTTACAATGTCAGTGTGCCAACCAAGGGGCGGTTCTTTTTGTTTATTATCATCTGGACATTCTTCTGTTCTTTTATAGAATAAAAGATCTCCAGTAAAATCATCTTTTCTTACAATATAGTCTGATAAGTCTACAGCTACTATTTCATCATTAAGGTATGAATAATACACCCAGGACCCTTCTTTTGCTCTTTCTAATAACCAACCCCGGATTGTATCTAACTTATCTTCTCTAATAATTTGAGTCTCTATAATTGTTTTGTATTCTGTATATCTAGAGGTATAGAAGATCAACATAGTATCTCTTAATGAGATAATAGAATCTTTTACTTTTGTTTCTTGCTTAAACTGTGCAATCTTAGCTCTCTGGCTATCAAAGATTGCATTAATGGTATCTGCTTGAGCTTTTGTAAGGATAACTACAGAGTCTCCATCAATCACCGTCTGAAGTGGGTAGCGTGATTGGCTGAAACTCAAACTGCTTACCAGTAGACTGCTTGCGAACAATATCCTTTTCATTTGCTAATTCTTTTTTAATATCTTTTACAACAGATCTAGTGCTATCTAAATCTCCTATAACTTCAGAAACCATTTCTTGCAGATTCTCTTTATCTTCTATTAATTCTTCTTTTTCAGCTTCTAGTTTATTTACACTATTTGTTAACTGCTTATTTGCTGTAGTAAGTTTCTTATTCTCACCTGTTAGTTGTACATTATCTTCTACAACTACCACATGTTCATGTCCACTTGAAAAGATTTGTATACAAACAAGAGAAACAAATCCAAGTCCAACTATAAGAAGTTTCTTTTTCATTTTTTACCAAATAGCATCAATACAGTTTCTTTTAGACTCTTTGAGCTTTCAGTGCTTTCTTCTAGTTTCTTTTCTAAGTCATCTCTATAATCACCTTCTAGCTCTTCTACTCTTGCTTTCAAGTCTTCTTCACTTTTGAGAAGTTTATTTAAAAACATCCAGCATAAATAGCCCAGTGCTAATACAGCAAAGCCTAATACTCCATACTGTGTTAATACTTCAAAGGGACCAAATGACATTACTTCTTAGTTTTTCTTTTTACTACTTTTTTTTCTGCTACCTCTTCTTTGAGCTTTTTATTTTCATCAAGATATCTCTTGATAAATAACCAAGCAACATATCCAAGAGCAAGCACTGCTAATCCAAGCGGACCATAGTCTGCTAATTGTGCAAATACACCAAAGTCTGGTGCTGTTGTTTCTACTGCTGTTGTATCCATTATCTTTGTAATATTAATTGTTTTACTGCGTCTGATAGTTCACTTACACTTCTAGCCAAGTTCTTGATCTCAAGTTGTGTTTGTTCTTGGATTGCTTGGTATTTAAGTCTAGACTCTTGTTCTACTAACTCAATCTTTCCTTTTAGTTTTCCTAGACTCTCAGTGTTGTTTCTAACATCTGTATGAATCATTCTTAGAAAGTAACCAATAACTCCTGTTACTGCAATCAATCCCCATTGTATAAGCTGTGTGATTTCCATTATTTGATAATTAATCCTGTAGTTAATATTCCATTTAGTAGTAAAGAGATATTTCTTTGTCTTTTTAGTTTTTTGATATCAAAAGCTTGTGATGTAATAATAGTATCCTGAGAGTTTATAATATATCTCTGTGCTACTATAATGGTATCCTGGGCAGATATAATTGCATCCTTCTCTTTGTCTCTACGGTAGAGGACATGGATCATAGTATCCTGGATCTGTGTAATTTTAAAAGTATCTCTGGAGTTTTTAACTTTTTCAAGTTCTGCTTGTAAATCATAAAGACCATGGTTAAGTTCTTCAATAATAATTTTGCTATTATCAATTGCTTTACCCTGTTCTTTAATTACAGTTTCCTTACCTTCAATTCTTCTCTCAATAGTCTTTTGTTTACTAACTGGATAAACTTGCTTAGGATTACGCATGAGTAAAAACATGCACATTACTATCAAACATACTTGAAGTACTGTAGATAGATTAATATTAGATATTTTAATGTATTTCATTATACAATTTTTAAAGTTCCAAGGTCATTCCAAACTGAACCTGAAGGTAATCCTGCCGAAGATGTTGGTATTGATTTAATAGACAGATTGTTTACGAAAGTTGTACATACTCTATCTGATGTAATATTAGACCCTACAATAAATGCACAATCACAAGATGCAACATTAAGTTGACCACCAAGTATTGCTGAACAATTTCCATCAGCACAGTTATTACGTCCACCTCCTGTAAAAGAATGCACACCTGTGGCTCTATTAGCCAAACCAGAAACAACCCCAGAAAAACATCCAGAACTTACATTAACATTACCTGAACCTATAAATGAATATCTACCTGATGCTGTGTTTTTATCACCTCCCGCAACAACTGATTGTGCATTAGAAGCTAAATTTCCACATCCTGATAAAACACCTGATAATATATTGGAAACTGTATTTAACCTACCTCCACCAATTGCTGAATAGTTAGCTGATACAGTATTAGTTGCGCCAGCACCAATAAAACTTGCAGGTGATATACCACCAGAAATTAAATTTCCATTACCCGCTCCAATAAAACTAGAAAAGTTACCACTGTTTATTGAAAATGTGTTACATATAGTATTATTTGTACCTGCTCCAATAAATGAATGAGATGCATTGTATGAACCAGATACAGTCACTGCGTTACATAATCCACCTGCAACTACTGAATAGTTTGCAGTTGCTCTGTTTTGTAATCCACCTCCAATAAATGAATATGCACCTGCATTGCAAATAGTGGGTGTTACAGAAAAACAACATGTTTGTAAGTCCCATGTACCGCCCGTGGTGTTGTTACCAACACCCCCTACGACTACCGCACCATAAGCTAAACATCCACTCGTTGAGTTGCAAACGTTATTGAAAGTCCCACTACCAATAAATGAATTAAATCCATTAGCTATATTTCTTGACCCCGATACAATTGTAGAATAATTTCCTGATGCAACATTTAAACATCCCGCGCCTACAAATGCATATACACCACAAGATTTGTTAGAATATCCACCACTTAAACTTGAATATGCAGCACTTGAAACATTGTTATTTCCACCAACTAATACGGAATATGAAGCAGATGCGGTGTTTGATTTTCCTCCACCGACAAATGAAGCGATAGAATTAGAAGTGTTAGAACAACCTCCCGTTACAACACTTCTACTTCCCGATGCAATATTTGAAATACCACCACCGACAAAAGATTGGTCAGAAGAAGAGCTATTAGCATAGCCACCTGTTATTGCTGCTGCATCACCCGATGCCGTGTTTGCTACACCACCTACAACTGTCCATACATTACTTGCAGTATTACAACATCCTCCAATAACTGATGAACCTAGTGAACCTGCAGTATTTGTTAATCCACCTGAAACAGTAGATAAACAACCCACTGCCCTATTTTGTAATCCACTTCCAATAAATGAATATGCACCTGCATTGCAAATAGTTGGGGCTACAGTGAAGCATCTAGCTGTAGCATCCCAAGTACCACCCGTTGTATTGTTTCCAACACCACCTACAATTACAGCAGATATGGCACATATAGGCCCAACACTATGAGTAACATTATTGTAAGCACCGCCTCCAATGAATCCATTATGTGTGTTGATACAATTAAATGTACCACTTACAATCCCCGTACAATTTGCACTAGTAATGTTATTACATACCCCACTTCCAATAAATGCAAATCCTGCATTACTAGAATTTAATAAACCACTAACAATCGCACTATGTGTTGAGCAGGTACAATTTTGTTGACCAGCGCCAATAAATGAACAACCACCAAATACTTTATTTAAATATCCTCCAACTATATTTCCAAAGTTACCAGAAACCGTATTGGTTGCACCGCCTCCAATAAAAGTATGGTATGCCGAAGCCGTATTTCCTAGACCTCCTACTATTATAGAACAATTTCCCGATGCGGTATTTGTACATCCACCTCCTAAAAAGGATTCAACACCACTTGCTACATTTGAACGTCCACCAACCAAAGATGCTCTATATCCACTACTTGTATTTAATTGTCCACTACCTGTAAACCCGTATTTTCCCGAGGTTCCATTAAAACCACCGCCTGCAACAACTGAATAGCTATTACTAGCCGTATTATTACGTCCACCTCCTACAGTAGAAAATTGTCCACCACATGAAACATTTGCTACACCTCCCGATACAGTATTTCCTTCATATGTAGAAATATTGTTAAATCCTCCACCAACTGTTGAACATTGTCCACTTGCCGTGTTATAACAACCACCACTTACGGTTGAATTAATACCCGTTGCTCTATTCTGAAAGCCACCACCTATAAATGAGTATTGACCCGCGTTGCAAATTGTTGGTGATACTGTGAAACAACATGATGCAAGTGACCATGTTCCACCTGTGGTGTTGTTTCCAACTCCACCCACAACAACCGCTCCAAATGCAAGGCATCCGCTTGTAACATTACAAGCATTATTGCAGTTACCTCCACCGATGAAGCCACCAAATGCTTGTGCAAGGTTTTTTTCTCCTCCACTTATTGTTGAACGAAGTCCACTTGCTGTATTACTTAAACCCCCACTTACTGTTGAAGCATAACTACTAGCTGTATTAAAGTAACCTCCACTTACTGTTGACCTATTAGCACTTGCAGTATTACTATTTCCACCACTTACTGTTGAAGCATAACTACTAGCTGTATTACTTTGACCTCCTCCTATTGTTGCTCTTATACCGCTTGCTGTATTTGTACATCCCCCACCTATAGTTGAAAAATCACCAGATGCCAAATTATTACATCCTCCACCTATTGTAGAAATACTTCCTGTTGCTCTATTTATAATACCACCACCTACAATAGAATATGTTCCGGTTGCTTGATTCTGAAATCCACCACCTATGAAAGAAAATTGACCTGCATTAACTATAGCTGGTGCAGCAGTAAATGCACAAGATGCTAATGACCATGTACCACAACTTGTATTGTTTCCAACACCTCCGACAACTGCTGCACCAAGTGCAAGACACCCTGATGTTGAATTGCAGACATTATTGCAAATACCACCCCCAATAATTCCACCAATAGCTTGAACTCTATTATTTACTCCTGCAACAATTCCAGAACAGTTACCTGATGCAATATTTACTGAACCACTTCCGACAAATGAAATATACCCAGAAGCTGTGTTTCCAAATCCAGATGAAACACTAGAACGTGCTCCACTAGCAATATTTGATTGACCAGAAAGAACTGCAGAAAGAACGTTACTTGCTGTGTTTTGTTGACCACCCGCTATTGTTCCTCCATAACTGCTTGAATTATTGCCATTGCCACCACCTATAAAGGAATAACATGCGCTTGCCGTATGTGATTTGCCTCCAACAATTGCAGAACAAGCACCTGATGCAGTATTGCTTTTACCAAATACCGTTGAATAGTTACCAGATGCAGTATTTGAACTACAGATTCTACAGGTAGAATTTGTACCAGTTCCACACTGAACAATCCAACAACAGGAAGCAGGAGGTGGAGTTGCTAATTGAATTAGTGTACTCATGTGTTATACAATATGAATAATTAACAATTCTGTTCCCGTTGCATCATACGCTATTGCATCTAGAGTATTATTAATTGCTCCAGCATCAAAATTGATAGTTTCTCCGGGCTTAAGTGTTACTCCTTTTACAGTTGCATTTGCTGCTCCTACATTACCAAATGATACACTATTCTTTCCTGCTGTTACAGTTCCTGCAGCAGTTGCTCTGATAATAGTAGTAGTTTTAGCTTCTGGATCTACGTTAATAGTGATCCCGGTAATTGCAGTTAAGACATCTGTAATACCCTTAAGTACTCTGTACTGAAAAGAGAAGTTATTCTTTTTATCTCCGTATGAATTTATATTACCTACTGACATAATATTTTATTTTTTTAATTATCTACTTATTTCTTCCCAATCCATTGAAACGTATATACCTAAAGTACCACCTATTGCATCTATAGCAACTTCAATAACAAGTTCATATGGAGTTGATGTAAAACTATTTCTTTCTAGTTGAGAAGCAAATAGAGCTTCTTTTAATATATTAATGCTAGGTGATCCCTGATTAGATGAGTTTACATAACCTTGGGCTAATACTCTACCACCTGCAGCAGATGTACCTGTAAGATTATATTCTACTGAAGAATCTGCACCTGCTGATACCCAGGATCCACCAGTAACAGTAGCAGATTGTACAATTCTCCATGCATAATTTTTACCATTACCTAAACCTAATATTGATGTTGCTGTAAGAATAACTACAGCATCTAGCGCTGTAGATTTTAATCTAAGAGCATTTATTGGATAATATGTTCCAGCAACTGCAAAAGTTCTTGGAGCTGTAATAGGTGTTCCTATAGCTTGTTGTGCTCCTCTTAATTCATAACCACCCTCAGATATTACACTTGAACACACTTGCTTAAGTGTACTAGCTAATACTGTTACACCTGTATTAGTAATCTCATATCTTAAAGGTAATGAAGCTGTAGTAATATATGTTGAGGTAATTAAATTAGCATGATTAAATCTATGGCAAAGAATAAAACTACCATCTATAATAAAGCCTAATCGTACGGTTCCTTCTCCTAACCACTCAATATCCATAAATAAGATCTGAGCTTTTGTAATATCTAATACTGCACCAGAAGGTCCTGTACCATCCATCTTATCAACATTCCATGCTGATTGATTTACTACAGATTCAGTAACTACTCCTGTAACTAAACTTCTTTCAACAAAACTTAGTGTACTATTATTTAACTGAAGATATATACCATTTTGTGTACTAAAGTAACCTACTCTCTGTCTTAGGTTAGTTTGGGCCGGAGCCATTACAAAGGTGTTAAGTACTAATAATGATTTACCAGGTTGATAAGAAAATACTTTACTTGTCTCACGTAATACTTCTGATCCATTTGTTGTATTTACATTTAGATTAACCAAACCTTCATTAGGACTGAATACAGCAGCACCACCACTAGCAGTAGATGTATTCCATAGACCATTATCTCTATATCTGTGTGATGAGTCAAATAATGTTAAAGGGGTAGATACTCTTAGTCTTCCAAAAGCATCTGTTGCCATTGTGTCAGTATTTATAACACTATTAGCAATAATACTATTATTAATACTATCAAGACCTAAAAGCATCTTGTATTGCCAGGGAAAGTTATTTCCCTTATTACCATAATCTTTTAGATTTCCTATTGACATTATATAAAGTATAAATATAGTATACTATAATATACTAAAAATATCTGGAAAAACAAAAAAGGCCCTAACTATTTAGGACCTTTCATTTTAATAAACTTATACCAGAACCTTTCATGCAGAAAGTATATAACTGGTTTAAGTACAAGTTCTCCTATACCTAAGTATGATGAAAACTCTAAAGAACCACTTACGTAATATGCAACTAAAACAGTGGTAATAGTACCTACTAATCTATATGATAGAGTTTTCAGTATATGTCGTGCTATACTATTGTCCATTTTTCATTTTTTCTCTAATCTTAGTAGCTGAAATTTCTCCTACCTGCGCGGGCGGTACATGCTCTATAATATCATATCCCACACCTCTACCAAATTCTACTGAACATATGTCAGGAATAATTGAAACAAATACTTTGTCAATACTAATTAGTTCTAAATATGCATTAGAGATATTTATTAATACTTCTTCTGCTGTCCAAGGATTCTTTTCATCTGGTGCTACATCTCTAATTGCAATCCAAACTTTTTTGCCTTCATCTAAAGCTCTTCTAAACAAAGCTTTGTGACCATCATGTAGTGGTTGCCATCTACCTACAAACATAGCATACTGCTCTGATTTTGGTTGTAGTGATGATTTAACATGTACTACTTTACTCCATTCTTTTCCCACATTTTCCTGTGCCATAATATTGAGATTATTTGATTAGTACTCTCTTCTATTGTATCTACATCTGTGTTTAAAACAATTGCATTCTCAGATGCTTTAGGATAATCAAAATCTGCTACATGATAATTCTCTCTTCCTCTTGGTTCTTCATATGTTAAAAAGAAGAAATGAGTCTTAGGATGTAATGATCTAAGATATTCCCTTACTTCAATATAAGGGAATACCATAGATAATATAATATTTGATTTGAGTTTATTCTCATGTAAGTAGAATGCTATATCACAAGCTTTCTTTAGATTAGTCATTCTACCTTCTTTAGAGTAGTCTGTATTTTTAAACAGTTCTCTAAATCTATCACCATCAATTAACTCACTGTCTGCTAGATGTTTAGCTAACTCATTTGCCAAAGTGGTCTTACCACAATTAGGTTGACCAAATAATACAACTATCATTGCCTGTAATTAAAAGCTTGATTATACCACTGATAGTTATTCCAGATCCAATCAACTACATCTTTGCCTAAGATATCTTTAGCTCTAGATGGTACTACTTCCAACTTTTGTCTAATTACATGATCACCAAAAGCACCATATACAGTATCATCTTCTTTGGTAACTTGTTCAATATTATCAAAGTCATGTTCATAGTTATCTACACCAAGATACTTATAGATACCTTTCATGGTATCCTCTGGATACATACACAAGTCTTCAAACTTAACAAAGTGAATATGCTTATCTAATCCCATTCTAAAAATCTCTGAGAGTCTTTCTAAAGCCATTCCTACGGGAGGATTCTGAGCCCAGATATCAATTCTTTTTGGTACAGATGTTCCTTGCATTTTTGACCAGTCAAGAATTGGATCTTGTTTCTCCGGATTCTTTCTATAGTTTTTCTCCATAGATGCAAACACATCCTTAAGATTTCTAACCATACAAACAATCTTTGGCTGTGGATAGATTGTATTTAAGAAGTCATAATGAATACCCCAGCCTCTAGATTTATCAACTACATATTTCTTATCTGTAATAGCTTCATAGTATCCTTGCATCCCCTTTTGGCAAAAAGCTAAGAATGCTTTTTTCATTAATTCAGGATCTTGTGCATTAAATTCTGGTGAACTAGTATAGTTACCTCTTGCAGCAAATACAAGTTCTAATACACCTGATGTTGGAGTTGCATAAAAGTCAGGATTCTGTGCAAATATATTTTGCAGCAAAGTACTGCCAGACCTCGGCATAGAGGACTGAAAAAATAATTGTTCCATGATTACTTACTTAAGGATTCAATAATAGCTTCTACATCAAAGATTTCATTCTCACTATTGTATGGGAATTCAATCAAGTCACCAGCAATATTAAATTTACTTAAGTAAGCATTTCTAAGCTCTGGTTTATTTGTAAATGCATTGGCCTGAATATTATCATGTAATTCATAACCAAACACTTTTGGTTTGTTAGCAATCCAACAAACTGTAGAAGGTAAGTTTAATGCAGCAGCAGCATGCTGTGCAAAACTATCAATAAGAAGTCTTTTAGAACTTAATGATAATAAAATGCAAAGTCCTCGGAATGAGTCTGTTACAGGAATAGTATGCTCATATCCTAGTTGATCTTCTCTTCTGATATGTGCAATATAGTATTCATCTTTAAAATGCTCAATTATTTTAACTACAGTGGTAGAAGGAAGGTCACGTGCCCAAGAATACTTATGTTCTGTTTGAGCACCACCATTTGTTTGGATAACCATTACTGGTTTATCTGCTACAAATTTATTCTCATAGAATTGTTTTTCTCTTTCAGTTAAGAATAACTCTGGTTGTTCACCATTGTAAGGTACATCAAACATTTCACACCAGGTTTTAATCAGGTGTTCATTTTGTTTAACATGTGCTGTTTCTAGATAAGGATCATTAGCAAAGATCTTAAACTCTTTGCCGTCAATAAACTCATCATAAAAATAACTGAATCCCCCAAAGTTATAGGCTCTATGTACATTGGGGTTATTTAAGTATACATCTGCATAAGCAGATACTACAATAAGGTTTGCTTCTGGATACTTTTTCTTGATCGCAGAACAAACAGCAGTGGCCATAATAGATTTACCTAGGCCTCCACTAATTTGAAAAATAATATTCATTGGTTTCTGTTTTAGTTACAGAAACAAATATATAAAATTAATCCCAATTTTTAAGTAAAACTCTTTCTTTGATTTTTCTTTCTACAATGGGTTGTCTTTTATTATGAGCTACCATATGACTGTAGCGCATTCTATAACTTGATCTATCTTTATTTAAAAGTGTATCCCATTTTAAATTAAACATTTCTATAAGTGAAGATATATAAACTTGTTCTATAATCACACTTGCAAGCCAGCGTTTACTTTCTGGTTCTGTTTTTAAACCTTCTTTTAAATCTGCTGTTTCTACAAAATGTTTACCGTAGTTATAATATTTATCTAATATATTTAATGCTTTATCTGTTAAACAAGCAAAGATTCCACAATTAACTGCCATTCTTCCTAGTACAATATCTTTGTGTATTGCATGAGAATATGTTTCTAAACCTTTATCATAAAAATCATGTTCTGGCCAATCTAGTGGTTCTGTTTCTTGAAATACAAAATCTTGACCTCTTAAGATATCATTAGGTATTTCATCCCATAAGAATACATCATTATCTATATGAATAAATGGTTCTTTTTGTAAAGTGTATACATAGACTTTTACAAAACTCCAGTAAACATCCGGAACCCAATTAAGATCATCTAAACAGATTTCAATTTTAGTAAATGGTAACTGATCTAAGTATGGAGTTATCCATTCATATCCAAGTTTATCTGTGTAGAAATGAATTTCTGGATAATGTTTTTTAGCTACATTAACTGATAGAATTAAACTATCTATCATATTCTCTACAGTACTAAAACCATGTGCTTTTCCATCAGTACATGGTTTTGTCCACATTGACATTATAATATTCATAGTTTTTCATTCATTTGAACAGTTTTATAAACTGGCATTGGATTTTTATAAACCATAGTTAAATTAAACTTTTCTTTAACTTTTATAATTACATCTTCCTGACTCATTTGCAAATCTTCATATGCAATTAAAAGTGAATTATCTGGATTGTTATTTATAAAGTTACTGTAAGAATTAATATATTCAGTATAAAGGTGATAAAAATTCTCATATTTCTCAAAACCATTAGGAGTTTGATATAATAATTCTCCTTCATTATTAGAATAAGTTGGATGTGTAAATGGATGACTACCAATATGTTTGTCTAAAATAGATTGTTTCCAATCATCAAAATTTCTAATAATAAAAATAAATTTTATACTAACATTAGATAGTTTTTCAATCAACTTTATTGTGTCTATATCTGATGGTTTGCTATGCTTCCAGCCTAAATAGTGAATACCATGATGATCATAACCACAAAGTGGTTCATAAAAATTTAATGAAAACAAAAAGTATAAAAGATTAGTTCCTGATCTTGGTAGACCATAGATCTTTATTATAGTATTCATATAACAAAAATAAGAATATTTTGTTATGGAACAATACGTAATGTATTATCTGCTGTACATCTCCATACTGATCCTGAAGGTAAACCTGTTGATGCTATAGGAATTGTTTTTATAGAAAGATTATTTACAAAAGTAGTACATACTCTATCTGATGTAATACCAGCTCCAACAATAAAAGAACATGCACAAGATGCAGTATTAGAGACTCCTCCTAAAATAGCAGAATAACAACCTGATGCTGTATTACCATTTCCATTTACAACTGTTGAATAAGCACCTGTTGCATTATTAAAAAATCCATTTAAAATTAATGAACGTGTTCCGCTTGCAATCCCACTTCTTCCATTAAGAATTGTTCCGTAAAATCCAGATATTGAATTTCCTACTCCAGATCCAATAAAACTATACTTTCCAGATGCAGTATTACATTTACCTGTACCTATCATACTATATGCTACTGAACCTAATGGCGATAATATATTAGCACAACCAGTCCCAATAAATAAATAAGAACCCGAAGCGGTGTTTTGTCTACCAGTAATAATTGTTGAATAGCTGCTTGCAGTATTAAAAAGACCAGTGCCAATAAAACCAGCACGTCCAGTTATAGTATTACAATATCCATTAGAAATAGTTGATAGATTAGACTCTTGAATAATTCTGTTTTGCTGACCAGTCCCAATAAATGAATAATTACTAGTACAAGTAGGAGTTGGTTGTGTTATCCAACAATATGAAGAAATATTAAATGCTCCACCAGTAGTATTGTTACCTACACCACCTACAATTACTGATCCAAATGATGAAGAACATATATTATTACTCATACCACCTCCTATAAATGCAAGATCATTTGCAATAACATTACATTGACCACCACTTATTACTGATTTACACTTACATATTGTATTACAAAATCCACCAGAAATAACCCCATCGGAATGTAAAATAGAATTCTTACTACCTCCACCAATTGCTGAATTAAAGGCATTGCAAATAAAACCATATGAGCCTCCAGCTATAACTGAATTGTCACCTTGCACAATTGTATTAAAGGATCCTCCTGATATATTTGAAAGATCCGAATTTGCACAATTTCGCCAGCCACCAGCAATTACATTACATGAACCAGAAAAAATCTTGTTATCTGATCCTCCGTTAATTACACTAAAACAACCCAGTGTATAATTATAAAATCCCCCAGTTATAGCAGAGTAATTTCCCATTGCAGCATTACATGTTCCACCAGAAGTAGTTGAACCTATACCAAATGCGGCATTATTACTTCCTCCAGAAACAACACTTCTTTCTCCAATTGCTGAATTACCAAGTCCACCGCCTATAAATGCATAATAACCACTTGATGAATTACTTCTACCACCACCAATTGTAGAAGTATAACCAGTTGCAAGATTCAATGATCCTCCACTAACTACTGAACTTTGACCACCAGCTACATTTGCAAGTCCGCCTGAAACAGTAGATTGTAGTCCAAGTGCACAGTTTTGGTGACCACCTGAGACCGTAGTAAAACCACCTTCTGCAATATTACATTGACCACCTCCTACAAAAGATGCTGTACCAAAAGATTTATTACCAATACCACCTCCAATTGTTGTATAACAAGATTGTAATAATTCTTCTACTCCAATGCCACCGATACCTGAGTCACCAAGTAAGCAACAACATGAACTACCACTACCTACTCCAGCAACATTTAATGTTCCACCAGCAATAGTACCAGCACATCCAACAGCACAGTTAGAAAAACCACCCCCAACAATTGTATGTGTTCCTCCTGCTGTATTACATTGGCCACCTAGAGATGCCGAATATGGTCCAGATGCAATATTACCTACTGCACATCTGTATGTAGAACATGTTCCAGATCCTAAAACTTCTACACCTGAACCACCTCCTCCAAGATCACAAGCTCTGATTGCTGACGGTTTGTATCCACCACCATATCTTGTATCTCTTGTGCCTAATACAATTAGATCATTTGGTTCAACAGATGTTTTAACTTGATTGCCGGCTATAAGACTAAAAAAGTTAGTTAAATTTTGTAACATGATGGTATTTACTTTTAGTTATTAGTTTTCTTCAGTTGGTGGGGTATATGCTTCAATCTCAGCTACTAACTCATCAAGAGCAGTTTTGTTTAGTTCTGCAAATTGAACTCTCCAACCTTCTACATTTGGTTCAGATGTTTGCCAATCTGCAAAAAGATCATTAAAGATATTGATAGCATGATATGCTTCAGTTGCTGTATTTCCTTCTGGTTTAAAAGAATATACATTATCTACTACTGCTTGCACTTTAGTTAATGCAGATGTAGGAACTTTCTTGTTAAAATCTGTTCCAATTAATTGAGTCTCTCCGTACCCAAAAATGTGTAATGTTGACCAAGTTGCCATTTTTATTTATTTAGTTAATTTGATATAGTTCATAATAGATATATAACAAACCTCCTCCTTGATTAGTTCCAGCAGGTTGAGGACTTGCATTATAAATTTTAGTTTCTTGTCCAGAAAGAGCTCCGGATGCTATAATATAGGGGATGAAGTTATCATCTCCTTGTGGTTTATAGTACGGGGTTAATTGCACATAGATATTATCTGCATTACCGTATGTAATTTCTGGATTGTTAATTACAAAATATAAAGCACCGGCAAATGATGGTGCAGGAAGACTACCTGTAAAATTAGTAATCTCAACTATACCTTTTTGTGTTGTTACATTAATAGCTGGACCATCAACACCATAATCAAGACTGTAGTATGCTGTATTAGCTACATCTCCTGCAAGTGACAAATCTTTTAATGTCATTGCATATGTTTGGTAGCTATCACCTCTTTGAATAGGTCCTACATTAGCTCCTACAGCAATTAGATCTGTATCAGCATTATTTGCTGTTGATCTAATAAGACCAGCTGTTTTTAGATAAATCCAATTTAAAATGTCCATTGTTTTTTATTTATGCAGGAGGTGCTCCAGAGTTTATTATAAATACAATATAAACCTGTTTAAGATTTGGATATTGTACTTTAAATTTAATATAAATAATTTGATTGGGAGGATAAACAACTCCATTTTGCCCTGTTTGAAATAAAAAATCTGTATATTCAATTTCAGGGTCTCTAACATAAGTATAGTTACTTGGTGTTAAGACCATTCCATGTGTTGTAGCTAAAGTTGCTGCACTCATTGGTGCAGAGTATGGATCAACAGTACCATATCTAACTTGATATGAATCTGCTACTACTTGTGTATCTTTTGGTAACCAAATAGTTTCTGGATAAGTTTTTGTAGGCATTATTATATGTTTTAAGCATTATATTTACTAAGAATAAAATTATGCTGGAATACTACTTTGTTGTACTGGACCAACTAAATAACTACCATCTGATAAAGATATAATAGATGATTTTCCATCAACAAACGTATTAGCCCCAGCAAAAATATAGTTTGTACCTTGTGCTACATTAGATAAAAAAGGTACTGAACCATTCATATCAACAGTAATGGTCTCAATATCAAGTCCACCGCCACCGCCAGAAGATACTGGAATATTTAGTGTTGATCCAACTAACGTTGCAGCTCCAGTACCTGTAGTAGTTAATGTTAATACATCTTGTTTAGCATTTAATGCAGCATCAAGATCCGATTGATCTTCAATATCTCCAAAAATATTTCCCCATACTACAGTACCTCCAAATTGAGCACCAAGATCTGTTACAGAAATAGCACCTGCAAGATACTCATCATCTCTTCGGCCATCTTTAAGACCTACAGGAATTAATGTTTTGTTAGGATCTACTGTAGTAACAATTCTGCCACCTCTGATCCAAGAAATAAAATTTAAAATGTCCATGGTTATAAATATTAAATGTATACATATATAATATACAAAAAATATTTAACTAGAACAAATTATTTTTTACTTGTCTTTTCTTCTTCAGCTTGTTGAGCTTGTTGTTGTTCAGTAAGAATCTTTGATAGGAAATTAAGCATCGGGACTCCATACTTAGTTGGAATCTCTTCAATCATTGCTTGTAGAACTTGTAGTTGTTCTTGGTTTAATTCTAACATATCATTGGTTTTTAAATTTTTGTAAATATAGTTATTATACAATAACTACACCAATTGCATTAGCTACACACTGGTTAACATAATTGTTATCCGTGCCCCATGATGCAAATTCTTCTTCTGTAAGAGTGTAATTACCTTGTCTTAATTGAGTTCCTTCTTCGGTTAGTAGCTGATAGTATGTAGTTGCTGTTGTAGCATCTGTCGGGAAATTTAGTACTAACACAGTTAATCTGGTTGCAGTACCTTCATTTAGTGGGAATACTACCGGCTCAATTGCTACTCCTTGAGGTGTTGTTGTTGCTTCCATTATATATATTTTACATATATAATATAAGTATTTTAATTTAGAATTCCAAATTAATAGAAAGGATTCCAGGTTGTTCCATCATATCCGTAATGCTTATTGTTTGTTGTGTCATATACAATAAGTCCGGCTGATGGAGTTGCAATAGCAAGCATTTGTGCGTTAGTCATCCTTGGTGGTAGAAATCCACGGGTAGTAGAACGAAGTTCTAATAATACAGAAGCTGCTGCAAAAGCTTGAGCACCAATTACAGTTGCACCATTAGACTGCATCCAAAATGATGGCCCTAAAAATGAATTAGAAAAATATACCTCAGTGGCATTAATGTTTATTGTATTACCTGAAGCACCCCAAGTTATATTCTCGCCAAAAGCACCTGTTATTCTTTGTTGATTATTAGCAATAGCTTCAATTCTTATATTTCCTGTAAAAGAAGGGTTAGTTACATAAAATATATTATTAATCCTTGCGGTTCCATTGACATCAAAATTAAACCCTGAATCTACTGTAGTATTAATAAATACTTTAGAACTAAATGTATATGAAGAAGAATTAACAAATCTTGATTGTCTACCTGATACTAACCCATATTGCATGAATGGGGTAAGATTATCCCAGTATATTGATAATCCAGTTTGACCACCAGAATTAACTTGAAAACCAACACCTGTATTTGGTCCAGAGTTATTTACAGTTAATAATCCTCTTACATATGCAACATCCCATCCATTATTATTACCTATATAAATTCTTCCAGGTCCAGGTCCACCAGCTCCACCACCAACATTTAAATAAATATCTCCTCCATTTCCTGATGTCGTAGCAGATCCTGATTGAATTACTAAGTGGTTGCCACTTCCTGATGATGTTGGATTAAGTACTGAAATTGTTCTTGTTGCTCCTGGTTGAAATACTATGTTTCCACCAAATCTTGCAGCATAATTCTGTACTCCTGTAAATGCGCCATTACTAAAAGTTGGAGCAATATCTAATCCTACTAGTACATCATTATTGGCGGAAGCAATTAAAGTTGTATCCATGCCAATACCTCTACCTAATCCCGATGCAGCAGTAATGCTACCCTGCATTAAAAGCATATTAGTACTAGTGGCATTAGTGCTACCTACAGTAAGAGTAGATGCCATTTGTACAGAACCACTTGGAAAGCGTGTCTGTTGAGCATTAATAAAAATCCTATTGGATGGTCCAAATGTAATATTCTCACTACCTGCTCCAGGACCTCCTGTTATGACTAATGTTGCATTTGCAGAATGTGTAATTGACCCACCCATTGTAAATGATGGGTTTGAAATAAATAAAGAACTTTGAGATCTTATAGTTCCTGCTACATCAAACTTAAAACCTGAGTCTGTAGTTGTATTTACTGCAAAATTACCATTTTGAAATATGCGCGCTCTTTCAAGACCAGATGTATGAAAGGTGGTAAAGTATCCACTTCCAGTTACACCTAATTTAAACTCTCCTGAATTAGGTTGTAATTTCATGAAAGCTCTTTCAGCACCACCTGCAACATTTAATTGGAAACCTCCAAAATCATTATAATTAGTTAAGGCTGTATGTTGGATTACTGAGCCAATAGGACCAGTTAATGTAAATTTTTTTAATGTATCATCATAGGTAAATGATGAACTTTCTTGAACTACGTTTCCAGTACCTTCAAATAAAATACGTCCTACTGCCCCTCCTATTATAACTGTAGTACCAATAGTAATATCAGTATTGATTACGGGAACCTTTGGTTTACCATCAATACCTGTTATCTCTAGCCCTTGACCAAATACATTTCCGTTAGCATCAACTACTTGCATAATCTACTCCGTATATGTAATATGTAGTTCCTACTATGTTTGATGTTGCAATAAGTTCATCTCCGGGATTTAGAGCATAACTAAGATTATCTGTTACGGTATCTCCGGCAGATAATGTCAAATCATATATAGTAGTTGTAGTGCTTGTTGATGCTTCATACTTTTCTAATTTAAGATCATATGCCGCTGGATTATTAAATCGCATAGCAAAGATTTTTGTTAGTGATGTTTCACTAAGGGCGCCTGTATATAACACAGTTCCTGTTACAGCAATATCCCCTTGTTTACTAAATTCCGCCATACTATAATATACTAAAAATTTAGAACATAAAAAAAT